ATGATATCGTTTTTTTACCCATCATTCGGGCTTTGATAGCTAAGTCTTTAGGTGTTTTTAGTTCCATATTATACTACTAATATACGCAATTTTTCCGAGATAAAAAAATTTTTAAGCGATTATTTTTTATTATTCTCAATCAATCTATCTAGATACTGCTTTGCCTTTAGCAAATCTTCGATGCCGTTTTTATGCTTCCATCTTGTGACATATTTAATAACGTTTCCTTCAAAAAAATCCAATCCTTGAGAATAAGCATAATCCCACATCTCTATACCTTTTGTATAATGTTTAGGATGTTTTACGTTATCGTCTTTTGCCATTATTGTTCTTTAGGTAAAAAATCTTTATTCATGTGACCACACTCAGTACATTTATATGTTTGCATTGGTACTAACGTGTCTCTTCCCGTTGGAGCAAGTACTGCTGATAATTTCTTAAATAAAAATACTGGTTCAAATGTTTGACATTCACATTTTTCACAAACAACATCTTCCAAATCATCAGGATTAAGCTTTATCTGCTGCTGCTGGTTCATATTATTCTGGTTCATTTTAATCTCTTTTCCCATCTTACATCCCCATCATTCCTGACATAGGATTTGCTGGTTCGTCCTTATCGTCTTTAATATTTGTAATTAAACACTCTGTAATTAACATCGTGCCTGCAACTGACGCTGCTTTTTCTAATGCAACTCTTGTTACTTTTGATGGGTCTATAATTCCTGCTTCAAACATGTTTACTACCTCTTCTTTTCTAGCATCAAAGCCTGAATCAACATCACCTTCGGCAACCTTGTTCCATATAATTTCTGAATTTAGGCCTGCGTTTTCCATTATCTTATCAAACGGAGCTTTACATGATTCTAATACAATTTCAGCACCATATTTCTGGTCATCATTATCTAAATCAATATTGTCAATTGACATATTGCTAACTATTCTTCTTAATGCAGTACCACCACCAGCAACAATCCCTTCATCTACTGCAGCTCTTGTTGCAGCCAAAGCATCTTCTACTCTATCTTTCTTTTCTTTCAACTCGATTTCAGATTCAGCACCAATCTTCATAAGAGCAACACCTCCTGTAAGTTTACCTAGCCTTTCTTGCATTTTTTCTATTTCATAATTCGAATCTGATTTTTCAATAGCTGATTCTATTTCATCGATTCTACCATTTATTCTTTCTTGAGTACCTGCACCATCTACAATAGTTGTGTGTTTCTTATCACATGTAAGTGTTCTTGTTGTACCAAACCAATCAGGATTGAATTTATCCATAGCCATACCTTTTTTAGGCGATACTAAAGTTGCACCTGTTAATGCAGCAATGTCTTCCATAATTATTTGTTTGTCATCACCAAAACCTGGAGCTTTAATACACGCACATTGTAAAGTACCTCTTGCGTTATTAACAATAATACCTGCTAATGCCTCGCCTTCAATATCTTCTGCAATAATAAACAAAGGTCTATTCTGAGCAATACAATATTCTAGACATTTTACAAGATTTTTTAGATTATTTAATCTAGACTCATAAATAAGAATTAAAGGATTTTCCATTTCAACCTGCATCTCTTGTTGGTTGTTTATAAAATAAGGTGAAAGATAACCTTGACTTAATTGCATTCCTTCTACAATTTCCAAAACATCTTCTGCAGTTCTAGAATCTTCAACTGTAATTACACCTTGCGTGCCTACCTCTTCCATAGCATTGGCAATTAACTGGCCAATCTTTTCATCATTATTTGCAGATATTGAACCTACTTGCATAATTTCGTCATTGTCTTTTACATCCTTAGAAAGATTAACAATTTGCATTGTTATTTCATTCACTGCTTTATCAATACCTCTTTTCAAGTCAATGTTATGAGAGCCATTTGCAATTCTTTTATAACCTTCTTTTAACATAGAATGTGCTAATACAGTTGCAGTTGTAGTTCCATCACCTGCCTCTTCGTTAACTTGATTAGCTACGTCTTTCACAATTTGTGCGCCTGCGTTTTCAAGTTCATTTTCTAACTCTATCTGCTTTGCAACTGTTACACCATCTTTTGTTGATTGATATTCACCGTATTGCTCAAATACTACGTTTCGACCTTTAGGTCCTAGTGTTGCTGATACAGCGTTTGCTAATTGTTCTACACCTTTTAGCATTTCGCCTCTAGCATCTGCACCAAAATTTAATTTCTTTGCCATTATTTATTCTCCAAAATTGTTAATATATCTACTTCTCTTACAATATAATATTCTTCACCTTCGACCTCTACTACGTTTCCTACTTTAGGATATACTATTTTATCTCCAACCTTCACTTGCATCTCTGCACGGTTTCCATTATCTAACCATCTACCTGGCCCGACTGCTATTACCTCAGCATGTCTTGAACCTTCTTGTGTAGTATCAGGAATAATTACGCCACCTGATGTTTGGCCTTCATTTTCAATTTTTTTGATAACAACTTTATCAGCTATTGGTCTAAACATTATTTTTCCTCTTTTAATAATTCTAATTCGTATTCTGATTTTGTACAGGTAACACCTGTTTGTTCTTTTACTAATTCTGGTGTAGTACACGACTGGTTAAATGAAGCGAATTCTGTATGTGATTTCCATCTTCCACAACCTGCAAATAAACAACCAAATGCATTTGATAGATAATCCGCTTTTGCATATTCGCATTTCTTTGTTACGTCACACATAGGCTTGAATCCACTTGCCAAATCAATTCCTGCGTCTATCATTTTTTGTCTTAACAGCCAGTGTAAACCTACAATAAATTCCTCTTCACAAAATTGTAGTCGCCTTGCCATCTGTCCTCGTAATGAACCTATATTTTGTTCTACAACGTAGCTACATTCTCTTGACATCAAGTTGAGTGATGACATTTCTATTTGAGAAAACGCCTCGTCACTTTCATTTCTCAAATCTTCAAGTTCTTGTAAAGTATCAATGACCTCTTTCTTGAATGAAGGGTCTTTTTCCATTGTTTCCCAAACCTGTGTATATACAACATAGTTAGGCTTTTCACTAACTTTATAATCCTTAAATTTTATACCTACTCTAGCTCTTGAATGCTGGTCATATTGGCATACAGGTGTTCCTGTAATTTTATATGTTATCATTTGAGAATCTGGATTCCAACTAAGTATTTCTACATCCAAACATTCTATACCTTTTTTTATTTTAACTTTATTCATCTGTGAACAACTTTTTATCTGATTCGCTTAAATTTTCGTATTTTATATTTTTAATATATTCCAAAATTTCTTCTGTATCATTATGTATTACCTTTAGATATTCTCCTATCAAAGGAAATTTTTCAGCAACAACATCAACAACCTTTTTATATAATTCGCTCATTGCCCATTCTTTATTGTCAACACTATCAAATTGGCCTGAGGCATTAAAACCTCTCATACTTACAAGTGATAATAAATTTTGGCCGAAGTGATATGAGTGTTGATAGCTCTGAGGTAAGAAAGACCTTGCTGATTGCCAAGATGCTTGGTCTGTATCAAGAGCTTTTGCATAAAGAGCTTTTAGCCTTGTCATTACATTCTTATGTTTTTCAGGCAACTCATCTAATGTAACGATATCAACGTCTGATTTATTATTATCTCTACAGCCTATACTCATAAAGCTAGTGAACGGTGTTTGAGTATGATAATCGAATAGCCATCTTGGTACACCTCGCACTCTAAAAATAAACTGTACCATCTCTCTAGCTTGAGGTAAAGTATTATGAGTTAGCACTGCCTTTACAACTTCCAACTTTCCTTCAGGTGATGTAATTGGCCATTTTCTCTCAAACTCATTATCACCCCAAGTCGAAGTACTAGTTACAAACATAGACTTATAAGGATTTGACATGTGGTCTTCTAATGTGACCTCAACCTCATCTTGTAATAATTTGAATTCTGTTTTTAATAATGGCTGTTCCTCAGGCAATGTTCCCATTACAATTCTCAGGTTTTCAACCACGTCATAACTTAATTTTTCCATATTTCGTAACCTTTTTTATATAATATAAATATAACAAATCTTTCCGACATAGTAAAATTATATCAACTTTTTTATCGAAGAGTTTTTACTTTTTGTAAAACCAAATTTGTTTTTAGATGCAGGTATCAATACGAATTCACCTTCAGACAAACCTGCAATATCTCTTGTGTTGAATATTGTTATATACAGCTGCTTTAAGTCGTCTTCTAAAGCTATCTTGTAGAATTCTCTACCTGTTTTCTTAGATTTTTTAATAATAATTTTGTTAATAATTCCATATAATTGAAACTGTCCTTTTTCTGTCTCATCAGGAATCTGTTTAGGGCTTGTCAGTTGAGCTATAATGTCTGGTGCATGGTCATAGAAGAATTCTTTGTATTTTGCAAAAGGATGTTCATTGAAATAAAAGTCAAAGTACTTCTTTTCCCATTCAAACTTTTGTGTCTTATCCCAATCCTTTTCGCCTGTAGTGTCCTCTATAATCTGGTCAATAATACCTTGAACTGTTTGAGCTTTCTTTTTATTTCTACAAGCGTTTACAATATCCTCAAGTACTCTAGAGTTT